CGGTCCAAATATTTGGCCACCTCGATTGCTACTGCTTCTGACGTTTTGGTTCCGGGGTCAAGAAACGCCTTGTAGATCGGTCCCATCACCAAAAGTTCGGGTTCCACCTTTTCGATATGCTCTTCAAGGATGGTTCGGTCAGCGACCGAGAGTAGGTTCAGGCCATCTGGCTTGATGACAAGGTGAACGTCGCCGGTGCGCTCATAACCCATTGAGCGAGCAGCACCAATGATCGATGTTGAGGTTCGACGGATAATCCGCTCTGGGTTTTCGAGGTCAACTGTAAGGGTGCGAATTTTTGGCATCCGCTGAAAGGTGAACGGGTGCACCCCGAAGCCTGAGCAGATCGCGATTTGACGGGCAAGCATCGTTTTACCGACGCCCTCTGCCGCAACCACCATCACTCGTTCTTGTCGCTCAAGCAAGCCGGGCAACAGCCAGTCGTAAGAGTCGTCGACTTCTTCTTCAATGAAGTCAACCCAGTTGACTAATTTTCCTTCGTCTCGTTCGACAACCTGATCGTCCCCAGCGAGGGCGATGTCAGCGATTTTCAGTAGCAGCGATTGGGGTTTGCGGTCTGTCTCTAGGAGTTCCGCAATTTTCTGTAACGCGCGTTCTTGTGGTGTTAGTTCCTCTTCTGCAATTTCTGGTTCTTCACCGTCTTCAGGTTGTTCCTCAGCGACAACATCTTGCCCTTCAAATTCTTCAGCAAGTTCGGAAACCTCGATTTGGACGACGTCCGTGGTGGGGAGTCCGGCTTGTAGGTGGTCGTAGATGTCTTTATGGTCAGGACATCTCCATACCGCAACATCGCTGCCAGCGTCTGTGAGGAGTCGTGCGACGAGGAGGGCGTGTCGTCGTCCGGGTTCGTCGTTGTCGACGATGATGTCCACGACTGCTCCAGACAGAGCCTCAGTGTGTATGTCGAGCCATTTACCTGCGCCTCCGGGCATAGTCGTGGCGCAAGCACCCAGCGCAATGAGGGCGTCAGCATCTTTTTCCCCTTCTACGAGGAAGATGGTGTCTCCCTCTTCTTTTGCTTTTAGTACTGCAGGTAGGTTGTATAGGACTTTTGTTGTATCGCCAAGTTTGTATGTCCATCCGCCTTGACCGTCGGGTTTGCGTTGACGAAATGTTTTCTTTCCGTCGGGTTCGACGTAACGGACCTTTTCGAAGAGCAGGTTTCCGTCGGCATCTTTGTATTCGTATTTAGCGACGAATTTAAGTTTTGGCCGTTCTTGTTTCGGGTATGGGTTGTCGTCGACGATTCGGTCTGATTGGGGCCATAGGTCTTTGACGTCTAAGCCTACGGATTTGCAGATTTCTGGCGTGTTGCAACCACCGTTGCGATGACAGAAAAGAACGATCTTGCCGTCTTCGTTTTCGTGTACGGAAAGCGATGGGTTTCGGTCATCTTGTCGGCATGGGCATCGTGCTTCCCACCCGTTGGCTGACGATACGACTCCGTCTAATCTCGATAGGAACTCACTTGTATGTTGAAACATTTTGCACTCGTTTTGTTCCACGTCCGGGCATGTTGATCATGCCTTGCCGTTGAGGGAAAATGTTTCTTTTTATACGGACCTCGTGCCGTTGCGCTTCGTCAAGCCCACCCCATATTCCATATGGTTCCCAGTGCAGCGAGTATTCGAGGCACTGGTCTTTTACTGAGCATCCGGAGCAAATCTCTTTTGCTTTTCGGATGTTTTCCTCTATTTTTCGGTGGACGTCGCGTGTCCGCTTCATGTCTCGAAGAGGAAACCACATTTCGACGTCGTGGCCTTTGCAGGCACCTCCTGTTGGTGGCGCTTCGGGTATTGCTGTCATGGTCCCCCTATGATCCGGTAGATATCGTCTTTTGAAAGGTAGACCACCGCGTATTGGACGCTACTCCTACCAGATTCTTGTATTTCTTGATGCAGACCTATCGCTTCCGTTGGGACCCCCAGTGTTTTGGCCAGTCGGGAAGCGAGTTGGTTGGTGGTGATTTCATCTTGGGCGATCTGAGCGCCAAAGTCAACAACCTCGACGTTTACTTGTTGTAAACCTTCTGGTTCTTGGCGATTTTTGACACGCAGACACGCGACGCACCCGAGTTTTGGGGCTGTCGAAGCGCGCGGGCGACTCTCGATGTGGCCGCATTCAAGATGATGTAAATATTTTACGTTTCCCCATCCGCCGACACGGTCGATCGACTCGACGGTCTTGCGTGGGGCCTTGCGATGTTCGGTAGTCACCTACCGAATATTACTCAGATGCCTCTTCGGCCTCAGTCGCCTCGTCGGGCTTTTCGGTGTTGACGAGCGTGATCAGGATGCGGGCGTAGCGCTCCATCGTGGGAAGGTCAAGCGGGAACGGCAGGTCCTCTTCGATTGTGTGGTGCCCGATGATCTCGTACATGAAAAGCGCATTGCCGTCATCGTCGAACATCTGTACGGGCTTGAGGACATGGAGCGTCTTGTTGTCGTATCGGATGTCGTAGGAGCCCCACTCGTCGGTATGGAGAATTACTCCTTGATAGTGGCTGCCCAGATCCATGACGGCTTCGACCTGATCTGATTCGACTGCTGGGAGATCTTCAACTGATTCGCTCATGACGGCAAATATACCATTTTCACTCGTCATCCGGTAGAGGTTCGGACCCGTCGGGTGCCTCGTTCCCGGGGTTCGTCACCAGCCGGTCAACCTTATGGCAGTCGCGCCATTTCATGCGCCACGTGTCGTCCAGTTCTGCGTGCTGGACCATGGCGACGGTCTTGGCCCGAGTCCAAAAATGAGCAGAAATGAATCGTTCGCCATCAAGAATTTTCCTGACGCCGTGGATGTACGGGTCGGTGCATGGCATCATCACGAGCATCCCAGCGGATGGCTTGATTTGGAGTTCGGGCCGGTAGAAGTACAGTTCCCCGCCGTCGAAATCATCGTTGTAATACAAGATTGTTGCGATGTCGTGAAAGGCGATTGCTGCCGGTGTCTGCGCGTCTCCGTCTTTTTGACGGAAGTCCAATGTCCAATCAGCGTGTGCGGAGTCGTGGTGCAGCCCTTGCTCCATGCCGGCAACCCACTTGCGGAAATACCAAGTTGAGTTGGTCAAGAACGTTTCACCAAATTTGTGTTCGACGGCTGCATTGATTTTGCCAACGAGTTCGGTCTCTTTGCGCTCGACATGAGGCCAATGCATAGCGTCAGGGTTGATGGAGTAATGGTTTGGTTGGTCCAACTGTTCGTGGTGATCATTTGGGGGTATCTCATTCCAGAAGCCCTCATTGCGAACATTTTTTTGCCAGAAGGACAGTTCGTCTCCACTGATGAAGTTAGGGAAAATGTAAAGTTGAGGGTAAGCCTCGCGTAGATCCATGTCAGTCCTCTGGCGGTCGGGATTCAGTGTGTTCCAGCATTTTTAAGGCATCTTGTGGGTTTCGGTAAATCCACTCCCAGTTGTCCATGTCGGGTTGGGCGATTGCCATTGCGACAGTTTTGCATCGTGTCCAAAAGTGGGCGCTCATGAAGCGCTCTCCCGCAGTTACTTCTAGGACTTCATGCACATGTGTGCAGGGGAACATGATGAGCATCCCGGGTGTCGGTTTGATTTTCAAATCGCAATCCGGGAATCGAATTTCCCCACCTTCATAGTCGTCGTTGTAGTACAAGATGGTCGCGAAATCGTTGAATGCCATTGGCAGGCGGTTGGGGTACTTGTTTTGCAAGTCGAGTTCGTAACGCTGGTAAAACGCGTCGCTGTGCTCTACGAGGCGGAAACCTTTTTCCCATTTGCGGAACGAAATTGAGTGGTCAGATAAAACTTTTTCGCCGAACGTGTTTTCGACTTCCTCGTTAATCCGGTTGACTAATTCCCTTTCGCCTTCATAAAACGCTTCGTGGTCGTCGACGTCTTGGAAAATCAATGGGAATGCCTGTTGGTCAAAAACTAGGTGTTCGCCAGCCAGTTTGTAAAAACCCGGTTTCGTAAAATAACGCATCCAAAAAGAAAGTTCGTCTTTCGACAAAAAATTCTCGTTTACATGGATGGATTTACTGCTTTTCATCAGGTTTCTTTGGCTGATCAACGATTGGTCGTTCCCAGTATACCGACCAGTCGGCATTCGGACTGAGTGTTGGCTCTACCGGACCCCAGTTCATACTGACTACAAGCCGAGAATCTTGGCTTTTATGTCGCGATGTCATGTGCTGGATGAACGAGTTGAAAATGACTACGGTGCCAACTTCTGGTTTGACGCTGACAGTGCTACTCATTGTCGCGCAGTAATCAACATTGAACACCAATTCCGCTGACCCTTCTGGCACTTGTGGGTAGTAAGTAACACTGAAGAATTCGTGTGGGTGAAGGTGAAGATTTGAGTGGTGGGAGTGGGCGATGACGCTCTGGTTGTATTCGAGGTCAACTGCCCACGTATCGTGAAGCATGTAGTCGCGTCCGGTCAAATGTTTGAGCCGGTCATGAACGGCCTCCTCCAGTTTGACCACTTCTGGGGTGATCGGCATGACGAGATCTTCGAACTGAACGAAGCCACGGGAAATAATTCCGTACTCCGGGCATGCCTGTTCAATTGTCTGTGCGTAGTTTTTTATATCGGATGCGATCTGGAGCGGGTCAACGTCATCAATTTTCCCAGTCCAGATCCCGAGGTCGATCAGGGAAACGCGTTCTAGGTCAATCATTCGGTAAAGAAATCTCCGGTTTGGAGAGCGGAAGGCGGGCAGTCCTTGTGCCACACGTTGATGACCATCACCTGCCTTTTGCCGCTCAAAGTTTTTGTTGTTTCGTGAAGCCGGTGACCGGCGTCAAAAACGACGAGGCGGTTCGGACGGTACTTGATTCGCTCCCGTTCGTCAATCGGCGACAGGTGTTGATCGATGACGTCGCGTTCCAACTGCTCTGAGCCTTCGGGGACGACGCTGTTGTGAAGTTCCAAAAAACCGCCGGTCGCTTCGCTTGTTCCGTACCAGACGCAACCAATTTTTGGTCCATGGAAAATCTTGTCGCTCGCATACAGGAACGTGTCCTCGTCGCAGTGGGGGGCGAGGAACTGGCCGACGCCGAACGTGCGTGTCCAGTATTCAAAACCGACGATGTCTTCGATCGGATACGGCAGCATGCCGGGGGTAGACCAAATCGCTTCGATAACTTTTTTGCGATTCGTGTCTGCGGGCGAGCGCCACCATCCATCCCAAAACATGTACGGCGCGTAGCAGTCACATTCCGTATCGTGGAACTCGTTAAGGTATTCGCCGATGTTGTCATGCCCGGACATGTCGTCAGGGAAAAACGTGGGGTCAGCGTCTACTGCTGCCAGCAGGTCGCTTGGGATGAAGTCGTCCTGCACCCGCAGAAACATCGCTACCTACCTTTTTGGCGTTTCAGAATTCGTTTTGCCCGTTGAAGGGTCATTTGCCGTTTTGGCACTCCGGAGAATATTGACGCCAGACGGATGATTTCCTCTGCGTCCTCGTTGTTCACTTCTTGAACTTCGTCACGAGGCGAGCGATCCATGACGGCTTCTCCAAGATGATCTCTTCGGTGATTTCAACGACTGGTGCTGGTGCTGGTGCTGGTTCTGTCGCTGTTTTTGGCTTGGGCGCTTCGCCGTAAGGTCCGGCTGGCTTTTTACGTGCTGGGGCCTTGGCCGTAGATTTCTTAGCGGGCGCCTTTTTGGCGGGTGCCTTTTTGGCAGCGGTTGCCTTGGCCGGGGTCTTTTTCGCCGGGGTCTTTTTCGCCGGGGTTTTCTTCGACGGCGTCTTCTTGTTGGTGCTCATTTGGGGTTCATCTCCCTGTTTGATTTTTCGACTATTGTTTCCTTGTGTGGATTTCTACCCCGACACATATTCCAAGTTAGCGCTTGCGCTGTCTAGTGCGCAGGTCGCCAAGGAGTCTTTGGTTGCTGAATTTGGCGTCGGTGAAGACGTTCCTTTTAATTTTATCGGATGGATTGACGATCGTCTGGCAATGATTGTTCAGATGAAGCGGGATCGAATGAAAAACTCGATTGAGGAGAGGTTTTCTATCTCGTCGGGTGCGCTTCATGTGATGGGTGCTTACTTTGGTTGCGATGAACTAACAATGGTGGCCGAGGGTTATCATAACAAAACGCCGGAGATCCCAAGGACGAAAACGATGGCCGAGTCGTTTGCTGCCGGTGACCCGAACATCGCTGAATGCCTCACGGTAACGCACGTGACACTGCCCGATGGTTATGATCCTGAAGCAACATTAATAAGTGCACCTTATCAGTATCTAGCCGATAAATTCATTTTGTGGGCAGATAGCCTTGCCTACACGCGCGGAGTTGGGAAAATTTTGCGCGACTCGCCGTTCCCCGCTATGATGGCCATGTCGCTGCGTGCGGATTTTGAAGATCCGGACGAAGACGAGCGGTTCAGAATTCTTGAAGCGCTCGGAGAAAACGGCTTCAATACGCAAATTTTCATGTAACACCGATGGTGTACGATGGGGGAATGATTGGTTTTGACGGGGGTTTTGGCATCGGGCGTCGCGCTGACACAGTTTGGGTCGGCGGTCGTGAAATCCGTGTGTCACGAGCCACCGGCGAACCGTGCCCGGTTTGCGGAGAGCCAAACGGCAACTGCGCTGGCGAACTTGGACCGCCAGATCACATTGCCGGATTTAACGAGATCGAGTCACTTGTGGGGACTCAAACATTTCTGGTGGAGGAGGACATCTGGGAAGAAAAACAAATAACCCCATTCACAAAAACTAAAGTCCTCAAATATCCTGCCGGAAAGCACATTCCTCTGGAGGAAGCGCGAAATCTAGGATTGGCTTAACGCTTTCAGTATTTTGCAACGCGCTACAATCTTCTAACGGGTGCTGCAAACGGACCCGGCAAACCAATTTAAACAAACGGAGCACCCAATGACCCTGCTTACTGATGAATTTGTAGCCTCTTACGCCCTAAAGACACCCCCGTGGGGTTTCAATGGAATGGGTGAAATCGTTTACCTGCGTACCTATTCTCGCCCTAAGGAAAACGGCGAAATCGAGACATGGCCTGAGACGGTTCAGCGTGTCATCAATGGCGCTGTTGAAATCGGTGTCCCATACACGCAGAAGGAAGCCGAAACACTTTTTGACCACATGTTCAATCTGCGTTGCTCATTTTCTGGGCGCGCTCTGTGGCAGTTGGGAACACCTCTGGTTCAGCAGTTCAATGCTGCGTCGTTGAACAACTGCTACTTCATCAACATCGAAAAGATCGAGGATTTCGAGTTCCTCTTTGACCACCTCATGTTGGGTGGAGGAGTTGGATTCTCTGTTGAGCGAGCCAAAATCCACGAACTCCCCAAGGTCAAGTCTGGGGTGAGCATTACTCACGAGAAGACCAACGATGCTGACATCATTGTTCCGGATTCACGACAGGGCTGGTCGCGTCTCGTCCATTCGGTTCTTAAGTCGTACTTCTACACCGGGAAATCGTTTTCATATTCCACTTTGCTTATCCGTGAGTACGGTGCACCGTTGAAGAAGTTCGGCGGTACCGCCTCTGGCCCGGGTGCCCTGATTGACGGGATTGAGGATATTTGCAAGGTGTTGGAGAATCGTGCTGGCAAGAAATTGCGTTCAGTCGACGTTCTTGATATTTGCAACATTATTGGGCGCATCGTCGTGTCGGGATCTTCTCGTCGTTCAGCACAGATCGCTATTGGCGACCCTGACGATGTGTTGTTCCTTCGTGCCAAGAACTGGGCGAGTGGCGACATCCCCGCGTGGCGCGCCAATTCGAACAACTCGATTTACGCCGATTCGTGGGACGAGATCATGCCTGAAGTGTGGGGCGGCTACGACGGCTCTGGAGAGCCCTACGGCCTCGTTAACCGCAAGTTGGCCCGTAAGTACGGGCGTCTCGGTGAGAAGCGCACAGACAACTCCATTGAGGGTTACAACCCGTGCGCCGAGATCGCGTTGGGGGATGGTGAATCTTGCAACCTCTCAACGATTTTCTTGCCTAACGTTGAGTCGTTGAAGCAGATGAAGGAGATTTCCCGCCTGCTCTACATGTGCCAGAAGCAGATCACTCGCCTTGAGTACCCTTACGAAAAGACTACGAAGATTGTTCGCAAGAACGCTCGTTTGGGGCAGTCAATCACAGGCGTCCTGCATGCTTCAACTTAGCAGTTGTCGTGGATGGATCCGACGTATGTCGCTTTGCGCGAGTTGGATGAGAAGTATTCGACGGAACACGATTTCCCGGAAAGCGTCCGCTTGACAACCGTTCAGCCTTCAGGGACGTTGGCTCTTCTTCCGGGCGTAACTCCGGGGGTCCACCCTGCGTTTGCACGTCATTACATCCGTCGAGTGCGCTTCGGTTCTTCTGACCCATTGGTTGACGCGTGTCGTCGCCGTGGGTACAACGTCCAGTTTGACGTGGGAATTGACGGTCGCGAGGACCGCACCCGCTATGTGGTCGAGTTCCCCTGCGAATCGCCCGCAGACGCTGTTCTAGCGGCCGATATGACCGCTGTGGACCAGTTGGAGTGGGTCAAGCGCATGCAGACCGAGTGGGCGGATAACGCTGTGTCTGTGACCGTCTACTACCGCTTGCATGAACTGGATGAAATCAAAGAGTGGCTGTCGAAGAACTACACGAACGGCTTGAAGTCGGTGTCGTTCTTGCTTCACTCGGATCACAACTTCCCGATGCCTCCGTACGAGGAGTGCACCGAAGAGGAGTACCAGAAGATGCTGGCGAAGATCGATTTCACCGTTCCGTTGGTGCAGTCGTCGTTCACCGATGAAGTGGTTATGGACGATTGCGCAACCGGAGCATGCCCGATCAAGTAGCCCGGTGAGCGTCTTTCACCATCTGAGGCTTGGTCTGTGCGGTGGCAAGAAGAATTCCTTGTTCGCCGCAAGACCAGCACTCTGGACCATCTATCCAGTAGACCTCGCATGGGTAGCACCCGTATACGTCGGAGGTCAACGGCATCAGCGAGATAATTTTCACATTTTCTCGTAGCCGCTTAATCATGATCGCTTTCTTCGGCGTTCCATCTAACTCCCACTCCAGATCACTGGGATCAACCCACCAGCCCGGAGTGTTGCTCATTATCGCTTGCCGCCAAAGTATTCGACTGCGTGGCCACTGTCAACGAGTTGTTCGTTAAGGCAGACTTCGAGGCTCATGTCAGCAAAAATATTTGCGAGAATCCGACCGTATTTACCTTTTGCATCTTTGTACGTCTGCACGTAGACCTCTGGGTGCCCGTCAAACCAGTCTTGGACGTACGCTTTCGCTGCTAAACCTTTTTCTTTTTCTTGAAGGTCTTTAGTGCGAGATTCTGGAGCATTAACTCCGAGGAGACGGACCCGGCAAGAGTAATGAATGTCAAAGCCGAGGTCGAGAATCAAATCAACAGTATCTCCGTCTACGACACGCTCAACTTTGGCTCTGTACGTGAACATCAGTTTCCTGATTCATCTACATATCGAAGCGCTTGCTTTTTTCTTTCAAGTCTGACGTGCTTGTCATCCTCGGTTGCAAGATCTTCTAGTTCTTCTGCTGAGCCACGGAAATCTTTGCCGTATCGGCGGTACTCTTCCCAGTAGTCGTTGTCGGCGTTGCTGTTCTTTGCCACAACACTATTTTACACAAAGGAAAAGCCCCCGGGTTTTACCCCGGGGGCTGATCCGTAGCGGTTATTCACCGCCAAGTATGTTCCCTAGATCAGGGAGCGGTGGGGGCGCCACCAGTGAAGTCAATCTTCACGAAGGCCTCCGGACGCTTGACCGCGAGGGCCAGACGCTGCTCAGCGAGCACGACGATCGCGTTGCGAACGAAGAAGTCCGAGTGCTGCTCGGAGATCCGGATGTTCGCCTGCTCACGGTCGTACAACTGGGCGCCGGTACCGAACGCACCCACGAGAGCGGTGCCCTCGGAGATGGCCGGGGTCTCGACGACCGGCATGCGCCACACGCGAGGCTCGCCACCAAGGGCGACCGA